CCGTACCTGGGCCGGCCGGTACGGCAGTGAGCGGGTGGTCGAGTGGTGGACCAACCGCAACCGTCAGATGTCGTGGGCGTTGCGCAACTTTGCAAACGCGATCGCGACCGGCGAGCTGTCCCATTCGGGTGACCCGCTGTTGGTCGAGCACATTGGCAACGCAACGCGACGACCAATCCCGGGCGTCGACGAACAGGGACAACAGCTGTGGGTCATCGGCAAGGAGCGGCCCGGCAGCCCTCACAAGATCGACGCCGCGATGGCCGCCGTGCTGTCCTGGGAGGCGCGAACCCACGCGCTCGCCACCACCCGCCCGGCGCGCCAAGTGGGAGCGTTCCTGGCATGAGCGAGCAGTGCGCGTGTCCCGAACCCCTCGACGACGATGCGGCCGGCGCGCTCGGCGAGCCCGACGACGGCTGGTGCTGGCGCTGCGGCCTGACTCTCGGTGAGCCCGAGCCGGAGGACGAGGAGTGACGATCGCAGTCGCCACCGCCGGGCTGCCTGCTGCCCGGGACGTGTCCGCGACGTGGCAGGCGTTTATGGGCATCCCGGCTGACTCGGACGGCTATCGAGGCCTGCTCCGCGATGTGAGCGATTTCGCCCGCGCGCCCGCCGACGAAGCCTGGGTTTACCGCTGCGTGGCGCTGAAGGCGAGTTTCGCCGCCGCCGTCCCGCTTCGCGTCCTCGTCCGTGATGGGCACGTGCTCACGCCCGCAGAGGACACCACCGACGAAGCAGCGCGCGAGTTGCAGGGACTGCTCGACGACGCCAATCCAGACGAGATGAACGGCCCCGACCTCGTCGCCTGGACGATCGCCGCTCGAGCCGTCTGGGGCGAGGCGTTCTGGCGCAAGGTGCGCGGTCGCCTGGGCGGGCGTCCGCGGGAGTTGTACTGGCGGCGGGCGCCTGACGTCCTGCCCGTCCGGGGCCAGCGCTGGATCGACAACTACGAGTACCGGCCGGCCGGACGGCTGGTCGAGACCTGGCTGCCGCGCGATGTGGTCCCGTTCCGGACGATCAACCTCGCGGACCCTGTCCGGGGCCTGTCGCCGCTGTCGGCCGTCCGGACCGAGATGGCAACCAACCGGGGCGCCGTCGAATGGACGGCCGCCACGCTCGCAAACCATGGCATCCCCGAGACGGTGTTCACGATCCCCAAGGACGCCGATTTCAGCGCCCAGGACCGGTCGCTCGTCCAGCGCGTCCTGCGAGCGCTGCGCGGTCCCAAGAACCGGGGGCGCAGCGCGATCCTGCCGAAGGGCCTCGAGCCCAAGGTGCTGAGCCTCAATCCCCGCGACGCCGAGTGGCTGGCGGCTCGCAAGGTCAGCCGGATGACGATCTGCGCCGTCCAAGGCGTGCCGTTGGTCCTAGCCGGCGATGACGAGCGCACCACCGTGTACGCCAACCTGCGCGACGCCGAGCGGGTGTTCGCGCGGCACATGATCAGCGAGCTCGACTGGCTGGCAGCCTCGATCAACGGCTGGCTCGTGCCCGACTTCGACCCCGCCCCGGCCGGCCGGCGCCGGATTGTGGTCGCGTTCGATACGTCCGGCATCGAGGCCCTCGCGGCGCCGATCGAGGACCGCAAGCGGGTCGCGCTCGCAGAGGTCGAACGGGCCGTTCGGAGCCGAGACGAGTACCGGGCCGAGTTCCGGATCGGGCCACCGTTGCCCGACCAGGTTGCCCAGTTCGCGGTCGTGTCAAACCTGCTGCCGCTCGCCCTCGACCGGGCGCCTGCGGCACCCCACGTGGACGTCGTAGCCGGCGACGAGTCACCGGTCCGACACCTGTACCGGACGCCCGAGGTCCGTGCCTGGCTGGCGGGTACGGGATCACTGGGCGACGTGGCGGCGCTGCTCGGCGTCGAGCCATCCGAAGCACTTGTCACCGGTCTTGGCCGCCGTTATTCGGCCGCCCAACTCCTCGCCGGCGTGCCCGACGAGGACTTTGCTCCCCTCCGGAGGACGCCGCCATGAGCAACGCCGACCGCCCTGGTCCGAGTGCGAGTGAGGACCAGGAGGCGGACTCCCTACTCGCGGGAGAGCCTGCCCCCGAAGCGCCGGCCGGACCGGCCGTGCGCTTCGTGGGCGAGACGCCTGACAGCTGGGAGTTCGAGGGTCTCGCAATCCCCTACGGTGGGCCGGTCGGCGGCATGGACCTGACCGGCACGTTCTTCTCGCCTACCACCGATCTGTGCCTCGACTGGTTCCCCGACGGCGGCCGGCCGATCCTGTACGCCCACGGCTTCGATCCCGCCATCAGGGCCGAGGTCGTCGGGCGCCAAGTGGGGCCGGTGACCGAGGACGAGCGTGGTCGCTGGGTGCGGCTCCAGATCGACAAGGCCAAGGCGTATGCGACCGAGATCCGGCGGCTGGCCGAGGAGGGCGTGCTCGCCCTTTCCTCGGGCGCCGTCGACCACCTGACGCGGATCGCCGCCCGCAGCGGCGAGGTCGAGCGCTGGCCGTGGGTCGAGCTGAGCCTGGTCCCTAACCCGGCCAATCCCGAGGCGCTGTTGCACGCCGTTCGCAGCGCCGACGCGGTTGCGCACCTACGCATCGTGGGCGCCGACGACGTCGCGGCGCGGTTCGAGGCGTCAGACGTCACCGATTTGCGTGGCCAAGCGGTCGAGCCCGTCGAGGGCCACGGCGTTATGGCCGAGCGGGGCACACGCAGCTCCGACTTGATCGCCATCCTCGACGCCGCAGTCGCGCTGCACGACGCCCATATGAACGGCTCCGAGCCGACCACGCCCGAGAGCCAGGGCCGTCTCGGCGGCCTGCTCGCGGCGGCGCGCCTGGCGGCTGCGGCCGTCCCAGACGAGCCGGAAGAGCCGATGGCGCTCCATGGCCCAGAAGACACCTCCATCCATAACGCGACCTCCGATCTCGGCCCCTCGGGCGGCGAGGCGGCCGGCCGCTCGGCGGACCCCGTTCCTGCGCCCGTGCTGGCGATCCGTGCCGGCAACGACGTGGTCCCGGTGTCCGATGCCGAGCTCAGTCGGATCGCCGACCTGCTGGCCGGTGCCGCGACCGCGCGGGCTCGCGAGGTCCTGCGCATGAGCTGACCGACTCATCTGCTCGGTCCCGGTCCTGCCCCGAGTGCGAGTGAGGGCGGGCGTCCGGTCATCCTTGCTCGCGGGAGAACGACCCCTCAATGCCTCCTGAGATGCTTACCCTGACGCTGGAGCAGCTCCAGCAGACGGTGACCGGCGCGGTCGAGTCCGCCATCCGGGCCGTCAATACCGTGGACGAGGCCGCCCGCCCGGCCGGCCCGTCCACCCGCGAAGCGCCGGCGGTACTCCGGCGCGGCTACGGCCTGCCCCGGCTGGGGCGTGCCATGTCGGCCACGTTCCGCGGCTCGTGGCGGTCATCAGACGCGTTCGAGCGCGACCTGACTCAGGCCGCCGCAGAGCTGTGGGGCTACGGCGCGGCCGAGGACGACGACCCGGCCGATCCGGTCGTGGAGCGCTTCGGCGGCGCCCGCAGCTCGCGCTCGATCATCTGGCCCCGGACGCGCGCCGAGTTCGCCGAGGTCCTCGTGGCCATGGGCGAGCGCGGCCACGGCGCCGAGGTCGACCGCGTCGACGCGGCGATCCGGGCGATGAACGAGGGCACCGGCGCCGCCGGCGGCTTCCTCGTTCCCACCCAGTACCTCCAGGACCAGTTCGCGTACGCCCTGGTGTCCACCACCGTCCTGCGACAGATCCCGGGCGTTCGGTCGATGCCCGTGCGCAGCAACGTCGTCGCGCTGCCGCGCGAGTCGGTCGGCGCCGGCGCCAGCCAAGCGGCCGAGGCGGCCGCCCTCACCAGCACCGACGCGACCCTCGCTCAGCAGACGGTCACGATCAAGAAGCAGTACGGCTACCGGACCTACTCGAACGAGCTCCTCGCGGATGCCGACCCAGCCTGGAACGAGTTCCTGGCCAACACGCTGGTGCGTGATGTCGCGCTCCAGCAGGACATCCAGTGGATCGAGGGCACCGGCACGGGTGCCGAGGTGACCGGCTTCGCGGCCATCGCGGGCACCACCGCGGGCGCCGCGCTGGGCGCCAACGGCGCCACGCCCACCTTTGACCACCTGTTCGACACCGTCTACAACCTGCGTGCCGCGAACGTCGAACCCGACTTCGTGGTCGCCCACCCGCGCTACCTCAACAGCCTCTCCAAGATCAAGGACACGAGCGGCAACTACTTGCTGTCCAACGCGGGCGGCTACGGGGTGCCGTCGCTGATGAGCACCGGGCTGCCCAACGCCGGCGCGCCCAAGGCGGTCCTGCTCGGCTTCCTGCCCACCTGGTGGACGAGCCAGATCAACATCGCGCGCACCGTTGGCACCAGCACCGACACCACAAACGTGTACGTCGGAAACCGCAACTTCGTGCTCATCCTCGAGCGCTCGGGGATCGAGGTCGCGTTTTCCGAGCACGTCGCATTCAACAACGACCAGACCGCCGCGCGCGCCATCGGCCGTTCGGCGATCGCGCTCACCCAGCCCGCCGCACTGGCCGTGATGACCGGCGTCCGAGCGTAGTAGTCCCAGGGATGATCGGAGAGGCGGCGACGTGCTCGCCTCTCCGATCTGCAATGGGGCGACGTTTCGATGACCACCCTCGTATGTGGCTGGTGCGGCGTGCCGACCGTCGCCGCACCTGCTTGCTCGCGCTGCGGCCGTGATCCTCGTCTGGCTTGGCAACAGCGCGGTCTCCCGGCGCCCGTCGTACACGCCGCCGGTGCCGGGCGCCCGGCGCTCGACGGGGCGGCGATCCGGCGGCGCTACCGCGACGCGCACGACCGGCTGGTCGGGCTCGGCCGGGATCCCACGGTGGAGGCGCTGGCCGAGTTGCTCGACCGTTCGCCCCGCACGGTTCGCGATTGGAAACGCCGCTATGGGGTGTAGCTCGCCGATGCCTGCCGTTGTCTGCCGGTTGTCCGCCTGTTACCCGCCGCCGTCGCGCGCGAGGCTTTGATCGATGGCCACCGCAATCGGAACCTACGCGACCCTGGCCGGCGTCAAGGCCCGTCTCGGGCTCGGCGACACGGTCGATGACACGCTCCTCTCGTCGTTGTGTGACCAGATCAACGCCTGGATCGAGACGACCACGGGACGGATCCTGGCGCCACTGACGTTCACGGCCGAGCTGTTCGATGGCGATGGCAGCCGGGTGCTGCCCGTGGCGCGCGGCATCCGCTCAGTCACATTGCTCGAGGTCGCGCCCTACACCGGCGCCCCGTACGTGACCGTATCCGCGAGCGACATCTTCCTGCGGCCGGTCGCGCAGCAGCGCGCCCCGGGCTGGCCGCCGACCGAGATCTGGCTGTCCGACGTCCCGTCGCCCGGCAACGTCTACCCCTATTTCCCGGCCGGGCTCGCGACCGTCCGGATCACCGGCACCGGCGGCTGGGCAGCCCTGCCTGACGAGGTGATCGAGATCGCGACGACGACGGTCGTTCGTGCTTGGCACGCTCGCCAGTCCGGCCAGGCGGACATCGTCGGGACGGACGAAACAGGCGCCCCGATCGTGTCTCGCTACGTGTCGCTCCGCGACCGGATCACGTTGCGCGAGTACGAGCTCGATCTGCCGGTGATCGTCTGAGATGGCCGACTACGTCGCGATCGGTGATGCAGTCGCGGCACGGATGGGGGCGACGACGCCGCCAACAGGCGAACCGGCGATTCGCCTCGCCACGGGGCGGCCGCCGAATGCGATCCCGTCGAGCCCGTTCCTGATCTCGGTGATCCTCGGCACCGAGGACACGTGGACATCCGGCTGGCTGAGAGGACAGGCAGAGTTGCGGGTGCGGTTCTACCGCGCCAAGCACCAGGCAGACGTTCCCCGTGAGTGGGTGGCGCTCGAGGCGTGGCTGGGCAAGCTGCGAGAGCAGATCCTCGGGCAGTGGAAGCTGGGCTTGGCGCCGGTGGTGGCGAAGGTCCTCATCCCGACTTGGCGGATCCGGGTTCTCACGTACGCGGGCATCGAGTATGACGGCGTCGAGGGCGAGGGCACGGTGTGGACCGAAGAGCCGGTGGCCGCCACGCCATGAGCGGAGTCATCGACCTGCGCGGCTTGGCCGAGGTGCAGCAGATGCTGGACCAGGTGTCCGACCGCCAGCTGGTCAATCGCACGGAGCGCGCCCTGCGAGCAGGCATCCGCCCGATCCGGGCCGAGCTGCGGCGTCGCGTCCGCAGCTCGGAATACCCGCGGACGTTCGGCAAGACGCGCACGAAGCGGCATCGCAACCCGATCGGGCTTGCGATCCGGCCCGTGTCACCACTGCTTTCGATCTTCGAGGCGGGAGCACGGCCGCACGAGATCAGCGCGCCAGTCATGGCCGGCAAGGCAGGCGACCGCTGGCGGTCGCGCGACTTCTTCGCCCGGGGCGATGTCAGGCACCCGGGAATGAAGGCGCGACCGATTCTCGCGCCTGTGCTGGAAGCCACGGCTGAGGCCGCCGAACGAGCATTCACCGACAAGCTGCTGGAGGGCATCTGATGGCCAGGGACAAGCAACACGCCACCGCGCTCGTATTCACGGGCGGCGATCGATACCTCCCAGGTGTCCCGGCGCGCGATCTGGACGAGGCGGACCTCGCCCGGCTCGCCTACGTCCGTGCGGTCAGCGCGGCGCGCGCCGCCGGAGAACCGGATCCCGATCCTAGCGCCGGTGACGCCACAGCAATCCGAGCCGAGCTGCTGGGCTCGGGCTACTACAGGGAGGCATGAGCCATGCCCGAGATGGTGTTCGACATCGTCCAGTTTGGCCGCCAGGCCACGGACGGGACGGCGGTCGCGGCGACCACGCTCTATCCGGCCAAGGTGACCGCAATCGAGCTCGACCGGGGCTACCTCAACCCCGACGAGGACTACGGTCGGATGGATGACGAGCAGCCCGATCGCGGCAGCTTCGGGCTGCGAGGAGCGACCGCGTCGCTGGAGGCGGTTGCTCGCTTCGAGGATTTCATGCAGCCGATGGAGGCCCATGCCGCAGGCGGGATCGTGCCCGCTGGCACCAACCCGTACACGTGGGCCTACACGACGGACTCGACCGCCGACACCGCGAAGCGGCTCACGATCGAGCTCGGCTCCGAGGCCGCGCAGGACCAATGGCGGCTTGTGTCCGCGCTGTTCAGCGAGCTGTCGGTCGGCTTCGATGCGCTCGAGGCTCCGGGCAATCAGCCGTATTCGATCAGCGGCTCGATCGAGGCGTTCGATCGCGAGGTCAGTGCGCGCACGCCGGGATTGGCTGCGGCGCCCGGACTGGAAACGATCGAGGGCCATCAGACGACGCTGTCGGAGGGCAGCACCTCGACTGCGTTCGGCTCGCTCGCCGAGCTGTCGGCCTCGCTC